GGCGCGACCTCTTGCATAATCAGTTCGGCCGGATCGGTTTCATGCAGCATCGCCATTTGCGGCATAGTTAAGCCTCGTATGCGTTTGGACCTGACGAGACAGTCGCCTTCTTTTCGGAGCGCGGCTGTCGTAAATCTTGCTCTAACTCGTTGATGATTTCGATCGATCGACGAAGGCCCTTGATGTGACCAGCGCGAGAGCGGAAAGCGGCGTGATCGACTGGCTCGCTATCCACGATGTTGGCGAGTTTTTCGGCGATCTCTTTTTCTACTTTGGCGCGAAACTGTTTGACCAGCCGGGAATCGTAGGCGTCCAAGTCAGCGCCCTTCCAAAAACTTCGCGACGCGCCGCTCAAAATCCCCATTGATCACGAACACGCCGTCCTCAATCTCTTTTTCCGTGTAGAGGACGCCGCGACGAATTGCGGTCGGAATGGACATGTCATGGAGCAATACGGCTTTGTCGGTCCAGGAAAAGTCCATATCGAGTTGCGGCGCGACTTGACGTAGCTTGGGGTAAAACTCTTCTATGAACTCCCGCGCGTTGGCTGGGCGAGAGGGGCCGATGCGCCGCGCCTTGGCAGCGGTCATTTGTCGTCAATGCCCTCGGATTTAGGGCCAGAGTGGCTAGCCTGAGAGAACTCCGTCACAGCCGCCTGCAATTCGTCGTCATCGGCAAAGGACATGACAATGCCGTCCGGCCTCGCCCATTCGTGACGATAGGCGCGATTGCCGAGAAAGGTCCAGCCGGCGTATTGAGCTCCGAACTCGGCGTCGCGGACAAGCGGTACGGATTGGTCAGACATTAGGCTTTTCCTTCTCCTTCGTGAGCGCTAGCGCCGTATTTTCGGTCCTTTTCCTCACGCCCCTCGCCAGAGCCGGCGCCGTATCGCATCTTGGGATAGACGCGGCCGCCTTCCTTGCGGCCCATCATGGGCGCGGACGGCGGAGCGGCCATGTTAGGAACGGGCATGGGCGGCTTAGCGGCGGATGTAGGCGGCATCGCGCCTGGCGGAGGTATAGGAGGAGCAGGAGGCGGAGGAGCCGCGCCAGCGCCGCCCTGGGGCGCGATAATGATATTGACCTTCGTTCCGCCCTTCCCCTTGTCGCGGACAGACCCGCCGGCAGCGTAGCCGTCGCGATCTTTCAAGGCTGACGACTTGACCATACCCTTGATCATGGCGCGATCTTCGGCGGCATCGGCATGTTTGCGCGAGGCTCGGTCCAATCTCTTCCTCGGCCGATCACTATCGACCTTGCCGCCTCGCCGACGCTTTTTCCAGGCTCGAATGCCATGATTGTCTTCACGTGCTGCAGCGTCCATACCGTCGACAAGGCCTAGACTTTCATTCGCTGTCGAAAACGACTTCTGCGACGTTGGTACGCCTTTTTGCTTGGTAAGCGTTTCGGGCTTGCTCATGATTTCTTCTCCGAAGTCTCGCCCGATTGACCCTGCGGCTTGCTCATTGCGCCGATTAGGCCCATACGCTGCTCGTGCGCTTGGTCGCGCGCCTGCTCGATCTGGCTCGCCGCAATTTCCCTGGACTGTTGTGCTTGCTCGTGCTGATGATCGCGCGCCTGCATCATGGCGTCTTTCTGCAAGTCGACCCGCGCCTTGAGACGAGCGTCAGCCGACTCCATTTGCTGAATCGCCAGATCGTTTCGGCTCTCTTGCGCGCGAAGCGCGATATCTGCGCCCTCGGTCTTGGATTTCGTCTGAGCTTCTATAAGCTTCGCCTGGGCGCCCATTTGCTGCGCTTCCGCGGATTGAATGGCCGCTTGACCTTTCAAATCAGGCGGCGCGCTTTGCGGAGGCGGTTGCTGATAAATCTCATCGGGATTGTTAATCCCCATGGTCCGCAACACAAAGGCGAACGTCTTGGCGAGTTGGAACCATTCAGGATGTTGAGACGCCATCAAATACAGAGCTTGCGCGATCATGATGCGCTGCGTCTTTGACGACGTGTTAGGATCGGACCGCGGAACAAGGTTGTAATCCTTGAGCGCTCTGGTCAGTTTGTCCTTGTCCCAATTGGGGTCGCGATCCTCGTTGAACTTCCAGAAGTCCTCCGGATATTCGAGAAATAGGTCCCGAAGTAGTTTAATCTCCGTCGATTGCTGTTTGTGCAACCGCTTGTGAACCGCATCGATAATCTTCGTTGCCTGATCAAGCAAGGCGAGCGTCGTTCCGACTGGCGCGTCTTGTCGCCCCTCCCCGACCGCAATATCAGCCGCTCCGCCGACCCGAGAGCCGGTCTCCGTAATCTCCTTGAACAGGTTCATAATGCCTGCCCCGGCCTCTTTGTAAGGCAGCGGCATGGCAGCTTTGCGTAGATCTCCATCTTGCGTCATTGAAACGTCGACGGGAACGCCAGCGCCAGGCGGGACGTTCATATCCATCGTGTTTTGATGCGTCGCGGATTTGGCGAAGAGAAAACCTGGGAAATTCCCATAGATACCCGCATCGATCATGATCCGCTGTAGAGCCGTGGCCGCCATAGTCGGATTGCCGACGATGTGCATCAAGCCGATGCCGTAGAAACCTAGAGCTCGGATCATCGGGAAATCGACAATCATGCGCCGGCGCCGCTCGAGCGGATCGCCCTTTTTCCAGTTCCGGCGGATTTCGAGGATTTGCCGGGAATAGGGATCGACCGTGACTTTGTACGGACGAGGAATGCCGCTGATCTCGTTACCTTCTTTGTGTTCATCGCCCGGAATATCCGTCATCCAGGACGATTCATAGAGTTCGTATGGCGCGTCTTCCGGCCTGGTCGGCGGCGCAATGCCCGTAATGGCTTGCTTTTCCTGGTCAACCGCATTTGCGTTCAACGAAGGAGAAGGCTGTTCAAGCGCCGCATCGCGATAGACCCTTAACGCCTTCATGCGCTTCATCGTCGACTGAGTCATCTTCACGCGCAACGTGACACGATCGGCGTTCATGATGTCGGTCGCCTGATTGGAGATAATCAGGTCTTCTACATCTATGCTCTCCGAGACAGGCCTCCGCCGGATCGGGCAGCGATAGACCTTCTTTAATCCAATTCCCCCGAAATAAATCCAAAAGAACATCCTATCCGTGTCGGGATAATACTCCGTCGCCGTTTCGGTAAGATAGTAGTTGAAATCATCCTCAAGTTCTTGCGCCAATTCGTCGCCTTCGACGGTTTGGCGAGCCATCTTGGATGAAACTTTGACCGGTCCTTCAGCCGGTAGAAATTCGCCATAGGCGTTTGCCTGTCCGCGCAAAACAGCCTCAAGCAATAGCGTATGACGCGTCCGGCTGAGATTGGTTTGTCCGGCAGCCGAGGAGCCCGAGTCGCTGGTCGGCGGCTCGACCTTGAGGGCGAGCAGCTTCATACCCTCGGCGCGGTCCTTGAGCCATTCCTTGCGAGAGTTTTCGTCTTCTTCAATGCCGCGCAGCAAATCCTCCGCCAGCGCGCTCAACTGCTCGGAAGAAAGGTGTTCGGCAAGATTGGCGTCAAACTCCGCATGGTGGATATCGGTCGCAGGCTCCGGCGCCCCAAGTGACACCTCAACGCTTCCATCCGGCAAGTTGATGACGAGCGCCGTCCCTTGGCTGGGCGCTTCGGTGACGAGGTCGATATCGCGATCCTCCCCGTCGTCATCATTGCTGGGCGGCGGAGCTTGGCGCAGCGCCGTCGTGGAGAAGAATTCGGAGGCCAAAGGATTTACCCTAGGCGTCCGGACGATCAGGATTCATACTGGACCCTCTTCATTGGCCGGCGACCATAGAGTTTTTCATCAACGCCGCGCTCGGCCTCGTCAGGCATCTTGGCCATACCGGTCCTACGTAGGAAGTTGAGCGCTTGCGTGGCTGTATCCGCCAAATCGTCGTGAGCGCCACGCGGAAGAGATGCTAGCTCGTCCTCGACCATCTGACCCGCGACATTGTCAGGGCGCCAAATCGCACCCTCTACGAATAGAGGCTGAACGGCCCAAGCGCGAGCAACCTTATCGAGTCGCTTCGGGTCGACGAGTTGGAACGTAAAATCCTCATTCGAGAACAGTCGGCGCATTTCCTGGAAAACGACAATTCCAGTCGCCTTGTTCTCGATAATGAGATGGTCTACTTGGTGTTTTCGACACGTCGCGACGATGTGCTCGATCACGCCCCAACTTCGTTGTTGGCGTTCCTTGAACTCTTCGTCGGTCTCGCCACGGGTTTTAACCAGTGTCCCCGCTTTGCCATGGAGAGTTAGATATTTCCGCCAAGCGTCAATGAGCATGACGCGCGGCGTTCCAAACACATGCGGCTGCGCGCGCTGATCAGCGGTCGTCTCAGACCATACGCCCCACACTGTCAGAGCGGAAGGATCGTTTTCCTCTTTCTCGGTGTAAGCGCCGTCGAAACTGGCTAGGACATACTCAAAGACAGGGAAGCGACCCGGCTTGACGTCGTTGTCGATCTGAGCTTGCCGATCCCAGATGCGCCAGTATTCCCGCTTGATAATGCCGCCGCCGCGAGGCTCCGGCCTTTGCTGGTACTGCCCGCTCCAAAGATAGGCCAGTTTCTTAAACGGCTCTAGGACTTGATCGGGGTATCGCTCAGGCCAGGCTAGCTCGCCTTCATTCTCGCGGGGGTCCGCCCATCCTATCGACGTTTCGCATCGACGATCAGGTCCCTCAAACTCCATCGGTACCATGAAGTGTTCATATTCGGGGTAGTTCTCGACGATCGCGCCAGAAACATCGTTTTCATGCACGCGCTGCATGATGACGATGATGCAGCCCGTCTCAAGACTATTGAGGCGGTTCTGCATGGACTCCCGAAACCATCGGACTGTCAAATCTCTGACCGTCTCGGATTCGGCCTCAACCACGTTGTGGGGATCATCGAGGAGAACGAAGTCGCCGCGCTCGCCAGTGCCGACGCCGCCGATAGAGGAGGCGAACTTCCAGCCGGTTCGATTGTTTGATACCTTGGTCTTTCCCTCTCCGGTCAGATCGAACAGGCGACCATATAGAGCCCTGAATTTTACCGACCTGACCAGATCGCGGAACTTCTCGTTGTCGCGCTCGGTCAGATGCTGAGCGTAGGAAAAGGCCAGGAAACGAAGGTGAGGGCTTTCGAACGCGCTCCACAGCCAAGCGGGAAAGAACACGTTGCACAGCAACGACTTCATGAAGCCAGGCGGCACATTGATCAGAAGCCGCCTGATCTCTCCTGCCGCACAGGCCTCCAAATGCTCGCACATACCCTCCAGAACCCAGCCTGTGACGAACGGCGTTGTGGGTTCTAGAACGCCCCAGAAATATTCGACGAAGCGGAGAAGTCCGCCACGCGCGGCGAAGGAGGCTCTAAGCTCTCTGTTCTCTTGTTCTTTATAAGCCCGCGCGAGTTGAATTATCTCGGCGCGGGTGAAAGCCGACATGCTTCTCCCATCACTTTCCGCCTCTCTCTTCGCTCTGACGGCGGAACCATGTCGCCCGGCTCATCGGAGGAACGGTGTGCTGCCACGGCTGCTCAGCGGCCAGCGTCTTGTGAGCATCCTCAAGCCTAGGGCGCCCACGCTTGCGGCCAGTCGCTTTGACCTCCACTTCGAAAGTCTTGGCATAGGACGACCGAACATCAGAGCGCCTAGGCTCTGGACATACAGGGTTAAAACCGGTGGAGAGAGACTTCTCAACGGATTTGTCTACATAGCGAATGGCCATGAGACAATTTTGATACGTTTAAGAGATCATTTCAAGACAATTAATGATTCGCCTTCATCGCCCCTTGCCTCTCGGCGATCCAGGTCAAGAGCTGCGCATCCGTCATGTCGTCGAACTCGCTCGTCAAGACCACATCCTGACGATCGCGCCAGTCGTCGCGGCGGCGATTCTTAAGCCAAAATATCGCAGCGACCGTTTCAGGCGGGACATGCTCCGTCGTCTCGGCCCGGACGATTTGCCCTTGATATTGAAAGACCTTTTCCGACTTATACGAGTAGCCGACGGCGCGATTGTAAAGAGACCGTTCGACTCGATCGTCCGCAGCGGCTTTCCCGGCCTTTAGGGCCTCGTTGAAATCAGGATAGGTCGTTTTCCAGCGATAGAGAGAGCCGACGGCGATATCAAAGAAATCAGCGATCTCTTTGTCGGTCGCGCCGAGTTCGCATAGCTTTCTGGCTTGATCGGCGAATTCAGGCCTGTATGAGCTTGGGCGGCCTAGCGTAGCTTCGGCCTTTTCGGACGGTTTTGGTTTTCGCCCTGCGCCCTTCCT